CGTAAGATGCAAGGTCAATAGTTGCAAACGTAGCAGTTGCTGCTGCACTAATTGTCATTCGTTCGGTTAGGGTAAACATGCTTGTCTTTTTTGTTGCCATTGTATCACATCAGGTGGTCGGGGAGTTGTTTCGGTCAATTAAACGTCGGGCCGGCTCTCCCCAACCAACCATACGACATTATCGACGGTGTATAAAGTAAACCCACTTTGCATTCCACACTGCACCTCATCTTCTAACGAGCGAAGCGAGTAAAACAGGCTTCAAGGAGTACCTATGCCTGCATAGGTCTCCGTCTGAAGCCGATTTTAGCACTCAAACCTTATGTAACCTGTCAGTTCAACCGGTAATTACCGGAGGCTGATATGCTACTGACAGCATGCGTATTGTGTACATACGCATTGATATAGGAGTGCTTCCTCCGGTAAACATGGTCAACAAGACAATATCGCTCTGTGAGCGGTCAGCAATCGTAGCCAAACGCATGGATAACTTCTCGGGATGGGTTCGTGAACAACTTTTGAAGCATCAACCGGAACGCAAAGTGAAGGTTGAAGTGAAGAAGAAGACGTTCAAGCATGCGACATGTCGCAACTGTGGAATGATTGGCGATCACTGGACCCTCGACTGCCCTACTCTGGAGGCGTTTGAATGAACGTTGGCATTGTAAACTTTCTAAACAAAATGACAAAGACAGAGTTGATTCACATGGTAATTAAACTGCATGAAATGAACTTGCAAGTTAAAGCCGTTTTAAGCGACATGACTTGGATTGAGACTGAGGTGGAAGAATGAGTGCATCCTACAAATGCGACTGTGGCCATCTCATGGGCTTGCCAAGCGCACCATCGCCGGTCGTCGGCTTAGCATGTGGCAATTGCAACACATACTGGAACATTAGTTACAACCCAAACAAGTTGTTGGGTGTCGTCAGCGAATGGCGATGTTCAGGATGCAATACTAACAAGTCCCGATGCCGAGATATGTTTTGGAATCGTGACAAGTGTCGTGCTCCTAAAAGTAAGGAATGAACATCACTGCAGCCCGTACAGCATCGATCCCACCGACCATAGCGAGAGTGAGAAAAGATACCAGGACATTCAACTTGACCAGGGTATCGAGGTTTGTCTCTTTCTCACCACGTCGTTCTTCACGTGACATAAGCCATTGTGCAAAGCGTTCAATTCTAGTTGCAGTTTTCGATTCTTCAATTGGTTTTTCATCAGTCATAGTAATACCTCTTCAATAGTGTCTAGTTTTTTCCCTACGTCTCTACCCATCCTTGCTCCACGTGCACTAGCCATTGCTAAGCCACCGATCCAAAGAGTGTCGACAATAGGAAGAGGACCGTCAATCCAGACGATAGGGTAAGTCCAGACATACGCAGTAAAACCAATCGCAGCACCTATGCCTTGGCCGATTGCAGCGAATGGTATGTCTGTTTGAACCTTAGTAGGTTTAGGAGGTGGTGCTTGAACTACTTGTGCAGCTACAATAGGTGATTGACGAGTGTGATCACCCAGTAACTTCCACCATTCTTCTTCGAGCATTAGTTAACGTCCTGTTGCAGTAAGTAAGAGTTACGAAGTCGCATGATGTACGACAAGTCGTTTTCTTCCTTGCCACTTCCAACTAGGACAACTCTCATGTGTGGTAATTGAATACCTGAGCCGTTAGGAATGGATTGGCCACCAAGAGGTTGAATAACAACAAATCGGGTAACATACAATCGGTCTGAAGCGGTTGGTGTCATTGATCCAAACTCATTCGATGAATAAACAACGCCTGCTTGTTGTGGCAAGGAAGAATTGTGAACGATCATTTGAACACGACCGTAAAGGATGTTTTCAAAACCAAGTGTTGTAGCTTGGTCGGTTGTACGTCGTGGGTCAATACCTGGACAACTGTAAACAGGAATCCATGATGTACCATCACCAGTGTAAGTTTGGTCCGTTACCCACTTGTCTACTTTGAAAGGACTTTCAGTAATTAAGACGTACTCAAATAATGCACCGTATGGAACGTAACCTGCAGTAGGGTCTCCCGGATCTCTTAGAACTACTCCCGGTACTGTGTAGAATGGTGAGTTTTGAATTGTAGCTGCTTCAGGGTAGAATGTTTCTTCTTGAGTAGTAGTCATACCGCCAATATCAATCTCTTCTTGGCTGTAAAGTACGTTGGAGTCAATGTAACTCCAAGGTCCATCGCTACTCCACGTTGTCCCTGCTGCAGTATAGGTAAACGAGCCTCCTCGCATTACTTTGTCAAACATCACTGTACGACTCATTTCTTACCACCTTTCTTCTTCGATCCTTTCCAAGACTTTGCAGCTCTCTTGAACAATGTGTTGTGAGGTGTCTTAGGATGTTTCTTCTTTAGACGTGCAAGTTCTTTCTTCATGTGCTTGTTGTATGCCGATGGAGCACGCTTAGCAGCCTTAACGGTTTTCTTAACTGCTGCTTTACCAGCACGACGTGCGGTAGACTTTGCTTCCTTCTTTGCAGCATCTACAAACAATGCTTTCAATTCATCCAGAGTTCCTTCAACTTTAACCAAGGTAAACACCTCAGTTATCAGCAGCAGTCGATTGGATTGCGATGGCCATGAAGTCTTTCGAACTTAGGGTAACGATGGAAGCATTAACACGTGCTGTGATGTTGACAGATTCCCCACCAGCAATAACAGTTGAAAGACCGGTCAAGTAAAGCTGATCGTTGACGACATAACGTCCATCGTCAGAGCCCTTGCCGAAGTTATCAGGGTATATGTCTGCAGCTTGTGTCAAGAATCCGTCAGTGTCGTAGTTAAGTTGACCAGATGCGACGAGTGCTCTGTCATTGGCGAATACCAAACCGCCACGGTTTAGATCGGTGACTTGAATGTGAACTGTACCAGTTCCACCCATTGCACCGGGAACGTTTCCGCTTGCGTTTGTTGATTGGAAAACAAAGTCAACGCTGTGAATTTGAAGTGCTTGTCGGTCACCAACATCGACGTAAGATGCAAGGTCAATAGTTGCAAACGTAGCAGTTGCTGCTGCACTAATTGTCATTCGTTCGGTTAGGGTAAACATGCTTGTCTTTTTTGTTGCCATTGTATCACATCAGGTGGTCGGGG